AAAATGATAACAATGCCCCTCAAAATATTCCTGCCATGCAGAGAATACCAAAGGATGAGCAGGGAAATCCACTATATGAGCAGGCCGACAGCGACACAGCTTGGGATGCCATTGTGGAGCAGACTGAGGGTGATGAGGATATGGCACAGACCGTAGCCGATGGAATGGTTGCCGACAAGGAAGAAGCCTTGAAAAAGTTGGAGAAAGCCAAATCGAAAGGTGGCAACTCCATTGCCGAAAAGATTGCTTCCGAGAAAGAACGCAAAGCGGCGATTGATGCAGCCAAACAGGATTTGCTCGCTTGGCAGAAGATAGCCGGTACCGCCAAACGCAGAAAAATGGAAGCGGATGATGAACGCAGACGTATTGCCGATGAAGCAGCCGCATTGCGAAAGGCAGAAGAAGAAAAGTTGCGTGCCGAACGTGAGGAAGCGGAACGCATCGAGCGTGAAGCCCTGAACGGAGTGCCGGACATGATGGACGACAAGCCGCAGGATGCACGGGCAAGAGGTTACAGACGCATGAACGGTCATAAGATAGACAGACAAGAGCCTGTACAGGCATTGCAGGGAAAGGAGGTATCCGTAAAATTCAGTGATGATGCCATTGTAGGTGGTCGTGTAGCCGTGATTGATGCAAACTTGTTGCAACCGAGCCATATTCAAGGCGTGCGCAACCCTCTGCACTTTATTGACGAAGCGCAGCCAAAAGAACGGAATGACGAGGCAAGTGTATTGTCTGCACGAAAGATTGCCGGAAACATACGCCCCGAAGAAATCACATCTTCTGTTACCGCCTATACAGGCGCACCTACCGTGAACGCACGGGGCGAAGCCATACAGGGCAATAACCGAAGTGACGCACTTCGTATCATGTGGGAGAACCATCCGGAACAGGCGGCTCTTTACAAGCAGTATCTGAAAGACCATGCGGAAGAATTTGGATTACAAGCAGAAGACATTGAGGCTATGGAGCATCCTGTCCTCGTGAACATGGTTGATGTGGACGATGCAGAGGCTATCCGTCTTGGCCAATATGTGGCACAGGACACAGAAAGTGGAGGTGTTGAACGCATCAAACCTAAAAACGCCTTGCAGCGCATGGGAGCCGAAATGCGTTCGTTTGCTAACTTGCTGCTTAGGACTTCGGATGATGAAATGTCATTTGCCGGACTTGTGGATTCCAATGGTGCAAATGTTTTGAAATGGATGAGCCAAAGAGGTTTCATTACCCCCACACAATACAAGAGTGCGTTTGACAGCAAGGGTAACTTGACTCCCGAATCCAAGAATGATTTGCGTGGTATCATGTATCAAAGCATTTTCAAGGACGGTAGTACACGGTTGGAGGAAATGTTCAACGTATTGCCGGTAAAAGCACAAAAAGCTATTCTTGCCACTGCTTTTCGTGATTATGATAGTCCGAACAGTGAACGAATGGTAGATGAGATACAGAATTCCGTTCGTGCTTACTATGCTTTGTCCCAAGATAAAATGTTTGCAGAGGCAAAGAACTTCAAGGAAGCACGTACTGCCATAGAAAGTTGGAAACGCCAGTATCAAATGGATGATGTCACTGGGGAAAGTTATCTCCCTGCTGATAATTTCAGTAACTTTGTCCTGCATTTGGCCGCAATGTATAAAGGTGAAAGCCAAAGCTTCATTCAAAATACATTCGGCAAGATTTATGACCTTATACAAGGTACACAGGAAGAAACTCTGTTCGAACAACCGGACAATACCCCTCGGACGCTCGTACAGGCTATTAAAGAAGCATTAAATTTAGATTACAATGGACAACAACGAAGCAATGTATTGGTTGGCGATACTGCAACAAGCCAACGAGGGCAGCAAGGAAGCAATGGAACTCTTGCGCCAAGAGAACGAGTTGAGAACGGAAATGGGACAACTGATGATACAGGAAGAACTGAAAGCATTGGTGGACAAAGCGAAATAGAATCTTCTTTATCACAAGAAGAAATGCTATCTTCTGATGATACTGACAATCAACTTAGTGCAAAAACAGCAAGACGTATTGAAGTTCAAGAAGATGATTGGATTGAAAGCGGAAAGTATGGCGATACTTATAAACAGACAATTATTGTTGATGGTACTCATAAAGTTATAAAAGTTGATGCACCTGATACGAAAGGTAATTATATAGGTAGCGCTTATGAGTATGACGGTCAAACATTCGGAGATTTATTGGATGTTCTTAATTATATTGATGCATCTTTGTCTTTAGCCAATGCTGTTGCAGTGGCAGAGAAAGAAACCGATACTACTCCTACGGAGAAACAGAAAGAAGCAGGCAATTATAAGAAAGGTCATGTGCAGGTTGGTACATTCAATATCACCATTGAGAACCCGAAAGGATCCGTTCGTAGTGGAATAGACACAGAGGGCAACAAGTGGGAAACGATCATGCAGAACACCTACGGATACATTCGTGGCACGGAGGGCATGGATGGAGACCACATAGACGTGTTCCTCTCTGACGATATTGACGGGTGGAACGGACGCAGGGTGTTCGTGGTGGACCAGTATAATGAGGACGGCAGCTTTGATGAGCATAAGGTAATGCTTGGTTTCAATGAGACTGACGATGCCGAGGCAGCTTACTTCGCGAATTATGACAGCGACTGGGCAAATAATCACAAGACAGTGGTAACTGCCGTAAACTTGGAGGATTTCGAGAAATGGATAGATAGTAGCCACCGGAAGACAAAAGCGTTTGCAGAATACAAGTCAGTCAAAAGTGTTGAGGAACAGAGTTCAGGTACACAAGTCGACAGACTTTCTGAAATCAAGTCACGCATTGAAGAACTGCACAAGGAACAAGAAGCCGCACATGGTCAGAGTGATATATTTGAGGAAGCCCGCATTATTTCCGAAATAAACGGCCTCTTTGCTGAACAGCGGAAGTTAGAACAAAGCAATTCCAATGAAGAAACGACAACACCGACTGATGCTGCATACACCATTACTCCGGCACAGTACACCACAAAGAGGGGTAAAGTATTGGATATGCAGATAGTGAAGTTTGGCATGGAACTGTCTAAGGATGAGTTCAGAAGTGCCAATGCATTTGCCAAGAGCCTTAAAGGATGGTATGACGCAAAACAGAGGGGCTTCTTGATGCGTAGCGAAGATGATGCTAAACAGTTGGTGGATGCCGTAATCCCGAAAGAGGATGCAGCCCTTTCTGTCACTCAATCTGAAGATTCGGAGAATGCTGTAGAAAACACTCCGCAAGCCGGTGAAGACATATTCCAAATGGCGGAACGTATTGCCAAAGAAGAGGAAGAAAAACGGAGAGCATCCAAAGAAAACGCACGAAAGGCGGAAGAAGCCGGAAAAGAACCCGTATCTTTGGAACACTGGAAGCGGATGAACGGTGACGCACGCATGGCGGAAGCCGGAAAACGACCGCTAACACGTGAGGAGATAGAGAGTGCTTCCACTGACGAAGTATTGAAAGCAAACGCTTTGGATTATCTTGACGGTAACCAGGGCATGATACAAAGTATATCCTATTTAAAAGTTTACGAAGATGTTAGGTATCCCAACAGAACTGCTGCCGCAGATAGCGGCGCAACCGACAGCGCACAGCTGGATACACCCGCTCTTGGAAACGAGCAGCGAGTGGACGTTCGAGATAGAGGACAAAGTGGAAACTCGAATGCACGACTGGATAGAGAAACTAGTGAAGAAGGAGTTCCCGCAGAGGGAGGACCACTACATGCTGACCCGTCTGACGCGCGAAGCGATGCTACCGGCAATGGAAATGGAGGCAGTGAGACAGTTCCTGTTCGAGAATCCGTACTACAACCTGGTGATTCCCAGGGTGACGTGCATTCAGGAAGCAGTGTACGTAGCGGGGAGGGACGCAATGTCGGAGGAAGAACAGGACGAAAGAGCAGTACAACTTCTCGAAAAAATAGTAAGCGGGGAGTACAGGCTGACACAGCAAGAAATGCAAAGAATGATAGAGGATTAGACCTCAACGACCCGCTTGACAAAAAACTTGCCGACGCGCTGAAGGAGTTCGACAGCGTGCTTGACGAGTTCAACCGTGCTGGACGGGAAGAACTTAGTATGAGCCTTGTCGGCATGAACAGCCGACAGATGGAAGTGTTGCCGCAGTTGGTTTCAGCCGGGGCAAAGGTTGGTTATGCATATATAAAGAAAGGCGCGCACAATTTTGCCGAATGGGCGAAACGGATGCGCGAGGCGCTCGGCAGCAAACTAAAAGATGCAGGACTTGGCGAGAACGAAATAGATGCGTTCATCAAAGAAATGTGGAAGAGCAAGCTTCCCATGGACGGTGAGGTGCATACCGTTGAGGAGTGGGCTGGCATCATCGGCAAGGTTGAACTTCGGAAGAAGGTGGGTGAATCGCTGGAAGAGAAGCGCAAGGCGCAACGGGCAGCCGAACCTATCCCCGTGAAGACATGTGACCGCGAAAATATCGTGGAGACACTTCCTTTCCTGTTGCCGCAGCAGCAGGATGACGTGCTGAAAGCGGAGACGCAGTTCTTTGACGAGAGCCACAACGACAGAGACCACGCTTTTGGCAAGGGCTATATGTTCACCAACGGAACGGGAACGGGGAAGACCTACACCGGACTGGGTATTGTGAAGCGTTTCATCAAGCAGGGTAAAGGACGTATCCTTATCCTTACTCCTTCGCAGACTAAGGTGAAAGACTGGATAGAGGATGCGGCCAACCTTGATATCGAACTGAACGACCTTGACAAGACGGCCAAGGCGAGAAAGGACGGCACGACCGCCATTACCGAGAAAGGCGAAGGCGCAGTGATAACGACTTATGCCAACTTCAGGCAAAACAAGGCGTTACTTGAAGACCTGTTTGACCTGATTGTGTATGACGAGAGCCACCGATTGTTGGAGAATAAGGGCGGTGTCGGAACTACAGGATCGATGCAGCATTACAAGTTGAGTAACCGTAACGAGCAATTCGCCTTCCTTCGACTACAAGATATCAATCCGACATGGAACGAGCTTAATGCCAAGAACGAAGAGTTTAGCACCCAGCGCGATGCAATCATAAAACGTATAGAAAAAGAGAGCGGCACAACCAATGAACTGACGCTTGGACAAAGAGGCGAACTGCCGCCTGTGTTTAATGGCAATTGGACTCAGGGTATGGAACAGAAATTCCCCGAACTTGCCAAGCTACGGAATGAATGTCTTTCTTTAGATGCAAAATACGCCAAAGAGGTGAAGCCCGAATTGGAACGACAAGCCAAAGAGAACGTAAAACATACAAAAGTAGTTTTCTTGAGTGCGACTCCTTTCAATACGCGTGAGAACCTTGATTACGTGGAGGGATATATCTTTTCTTATCCGGAAAAGGAGAAACAAGACGGTTATTCCACACAAAGTCCCCGTTCACAGTTTTACCTCGAACATTTCGGGGCAGGGTACAAATGGCGTTATCACCGCTTGGAAAGCAACGGAAGTAATCCGGAAGCGGTATCGAAGCAGGAAGTGGAGTTCAGTAATTACCTGCAACACACGTTACAGACGATGAGCGGACGTATCATTGACAGTCCGTTTGACTATTCGAGAGACTTCCCCACTGTGACGCTTGACAAGGCGGAAGAATTCAACAACGCCATGGAGGAACTGTCACGAAATAAAGCAACATCGTACGCCTATCATGAAGTGATGGGTGATTATAATTACACCAGTGCATTGTTCGAGAGTATGAAGGTGACGCAAATCATTCCCCGCCTGAAAGAACATTTTGCACGCGGACGGAAAGCAGTGATATTCCATCGTCGTGTGGAGAGCAAGAACCCGCTTGTTCCACCATTCAAAACCATATTCGATGTGGCTGTACAATCGTTGAAGGAAGAATATGATGCCACGAAAAAAGCAGAGAACAAGAAGGAGATTGCAAGGCTTCGCAGGAAATATGCCGGTATGCTGGAATGGGAGCAAACACTTGACCTCCGTATGCCGAGAGAACAGTTGGCAGATGCTTTCGGGAAAAACAATGTGCTTTTCTTCAGTGGCAAGGAGAGCAAGAAGATAAAGGACAAAGCCGTAGAAGACTTCAACAATGATGCATCCGGCAAAAATGTCATCGTTATACAGGAAGATAGCGGAAAGGAAGGTATCAGTCTGCATGACACCACTGGACAGCATCAGCGAGTGCTGGTGACATTGGCCTTACCACAAAGCCCGATTACTGCTTTGCAGATAGAAGGGCGTATTTATCGTATCGGTAACAAGAGTAACGCTATCTTTGAATATCCCTTGTTGGGATTGAACACAGAGCTTATGCTGTTCGGGCAGAAATTCAACCAGCAGGTGAGCACGACAGAGAATCTTGCGCTTGGCTCACAGGCGCGTAACTTGCGTGAGAGTTTCGCCCGCGGTGTGGAAGAGCACAGCGGAAATGTGGATATTGACAACCAAGGTGTGGGCGGTAAGGAGTTTGATACTCCGAGCCATACGGAGACGGATGCTTTTGACGGTACTGTGTTGGATTATTACACCAACCAGAAACTGAGCGGTAGAAGAGACAGTAGAGAGGGACAGGACTACTACCCCACCCCTGAGCCGCTTGGGTACATGATGGCCTTGTGGGGGCGCATCGGTGAAGGCGAGAGCGTGCTTGAACCGAGTGCCGGGCATGGTGCCATTGCCCGGTATGTGCCGTTGGAGAACCAGCTGACAGCCGTAGAGCCTTCTCAGAGTCTGTTCAGCAAGCTACAGCTTAAGGCCGGAGGGAACGGTAGGAAGTTTGAGAATGATGTATTTGAGAACTACCATATGGTGAACAAGCATGATGTGGTGCTGATGAATCCTCCCTTCGGTACAGGTGGTAAGCTGGCGGTGGAGCATGTGGCTAAGGCTTTCCAGCATTTGGAGGAAGGTGGCCGTATTGTGGCTATCATTCCGAGAGGTTCGGCTGACAAGAAGTTTGACAAGTGGTATGAAGATCAGAAAGATGCGGTGCTGACCGCTGAAATCGGTTTGCCCGATATCACGTTTGAACGTGCCGGTACGAGCGTAAACTGCCGCGTGGTGGTTATCGACAAGGTGACGAATGAAACCTTACGCCAGGATGCGGCATCTCGTGCTGTACATATGGATTTGAGTGGAGACCACTATGAGAAGATAGAGGACTTCTTCGAGGAGATACGGAACATTGACGTGCCGGAGCGCACGATAGACCATAAAGCGAAATTGAAGAAGAAAGCTGCACCGACAGCACGTGAATTACGTACCGTCAAGGGTATCAATTACGTAAACTTGACGGAAGACGGTATCAGTGTTTCAGGGCGCGGTGTCTGGGGCGGTTTGGAATGGAAGGATAAGGCGGGAAAGGCACTGACCGATTATCTTGCAGACCAATACAGAATATTCAAGAGCAACTATGATTATGCTGTTCGAGATGGAAGAGAGACGCAGGAGGCTGCATACGGCGAGATGAAAGAGCTTGCCTGCAAGCTTGCCGGGATGACGGAGGACGAGATGCAGCGGTATATCGACAAGAGGAATGCCGATGACACGCTGTACCGCAGCGACGATGAATTGGAGGAGGTGAACGAGCGGTTCAATGATGAACTGCGACAACAGATTAACGGGACGTTGCCAAAAGGGCATGTTTACCAACTGGGCAATCCGAGTGATGCCCTGCTAAGTTCCAGTATTCCTGATTTGCCTATAGAATTGGCTGCAAGCCGTCTGTCTAATAAGTCAATGCAGGAAAACCATCCTTTTGATTTGCCGGAAGTGGAGGATTTACCGAAAGCAATACAGAATCCGTTGGCGGTATTCCGTAGTGCAACGCATATAGGAAGTTTTGTTGTTATGACAGAAATAGAGCACAAAGGGAAAAACTTTGTAGTTGCTATTCAGGCTAACAAGAAAAAAGGACGAATAGAAATAAATGATATTCGCAGTGTCCATTACCGCACGTCAAATGCTCATATGGCAAACTGGATTGTAGAAGGATTGTTGGAATATACAGATAAAAAAAGAATGGCTGAATGGCTTTCCAAACAGCGGTACAATTCCGCTGAGGTTAGAAAACTATTCAACCATGCCACAAAGATAGTGGAAAACTTTGAGAATCCAAAGATTGCGGATGAAAATATGCGTGAGAGAGCTGGTGCATATACGGACGATGAGCTGAGTTATGAGAATGACCCAGTGGCAAAGCTGCTCGGTCAGTCAAGGAGAACGGCAAAGCAGCGGAGGGAATTTGCACGGCGTGAACGCCAAAGAATGGCAGAACGTGTGGAAAGCCTTGCAGAGAAACTGCATCTTGACAATGTGGAGGTTGTTACTGATGCTTCCGTCTTGGATGGAAAGAAGCAGCGTGCAAAAGGCTTCTACTCGAAGAGTACAGGGAAGATAACCATTGTCATTCCCAACCATACAAGTACGTTTGATGTTGAGCAGACACTGCTGCATGAGGCTGTGGCGCACTATGGTTTGCGCCAGTTGTTCGGAAAACATTTCGATACATTCCTTGATAATGTATTCAACAATGCCGATGAGAACATACGCAGACGCATTGTAGATATGGCTGCAAAAAACGGTTGGGATTTCCATAAGGCTACCGAAGAATATCTTGCTTCGCTTGCAGAAGATACTGAATTTGAGAACATCAACGCAAGTTGGTGGCAACAGATAAAGGATTTCTTCTTGAATATGCTTCATAAGATAGGCTTTGAGGATTTCAGAGGGGTTACTCTATCGGACAACGAACTTCGCTACATCTTGTGGCGCAGTTACGAGAACCTTGCGGAACCGGGCAGATACAGAAACATATTGGGAGAAGCCGCTGATGTGGCAAAGCAGTATGAACTGAAAGTCGGAAATTATGCGGTTTCCGACCCACATCATCAGACTGTTGCAGAAAGTGATGATGCACTATACCGTACCGGTGACCCGGAAATACATGAAAGGGAGTTGGCTCGTGACCGTTATGAAAGGCGTGTAAAAAGCGGTATGTTCCAATCACAGGAAGCATTACAGGACAGTATGCTCGGCTTGAAAGAAGCCATGACTGCAATCCTTGGCAAGGAAACAAACATTGAGGATGTGGACGGATTTGAAAACGCATACTTGGGAGAAAACCGTCTGTCAAGTGTGAACAAAGCCGAAGCCGATGCATTTGCCCACACCCTGTTCAAGCCCATGCTTGATGAGGTTGCCAAACTTGCCAGGACTGAGGCAGAGCGTGAGGAATTGACTGATTACATGATGGCGAAACACGGACTTGAACGCAATACATATATGCGTAATGAAGCAATCAATAACGGAGCAACCGATGCAGACCAAACCGACTATGCCGGACTTACATCCCTTACAGGTATAGATAATGTTACTGATGCCGAAACGGAAGCACAGATAATGGTTAACGATTACGAACAGGCACACGACACTACCGACCTTTGGAAAAAAGTCAATGCCGCGAGCAAAGCAATACTTTCAAAGTCATACGAATGTGGCATGATGAGCAAAGCGACCTTTGACAAGATTTCAGATATGTATGATTTTTACATTCCACTACGTGGTTTTGACGAAAAGACCAGTTCTGAAGCATACGCATATCTGACGCACAAGCAAAGTGCGTTCAATGCTCCTATCAAGAAAGCAGAAGGACGCAGGTCGAAAGCGGATGACCCGTTTGCCAACCTGCAATCAATGGCAGAAGGTGCTATCATGCAGGGCAACCGGAACAAATTGGTAAAACAGCGTTTCCTTAATTTCGCCCTCAACCATTCGAGCGACCTTGTCAGTGTGAGCGACATTTGGGTAGAATACGATACGGTGGCCGACGAATGGAAGCCAGTGTTTCCTGACAACATAGACAGTACAGATACTCCCGAAGTAGTAGAACGGAAGATGCTGGACTTTGAGACTAAAATGGAGTCATTGGCGCAGCAATATCCTGACCGGTACAAGCACGGCAAGGATACCGTGAATATTCCTTACCGTATTGTGGAAAGCCGGGATATGAGGCAGCACCAAATTGTAGTGAAACGTGGCGGCAGGGACTATGTGATTACCATTAACGGCAATCCCCGCGCAGCACAGGCACTAAACGGACAGACAAATCCCGACAATGATATGTCGGGGGCAATCGGAGCTATTCTCCGTGCAGGAGAAAATATCAACCGACAGTTGAGTGCGTTCTATACCACACGTAACCCAGACTTCATTGTATCGAACTTCATGCGAGATATGCTATACACCAATACCATGACTTGGATAAGGGAAAGCCCGAACTACGCACTGCGTTTTCATCGGAATTATATGTATGCCAACCCTGTAAGAATAAAGCAACTCTTGGCTAAGCACCGCAAAGGGACACTTGACATGAGTAACAAGACGGAAGCGATGTTTCATCAGTTCATGATGAACGGAGGAGAAACAGGCTATGCCAATATTCGGGACATTGAACAGCACAAGAACGACATACGCAGGGAACTGAAAAAATCGAACGGCAAGATTCCTGTAAAAAAAGCATGGGACTTGTTGGGCGAACGTTTCGACGAGTACAACCGAGCCGTTGAGAACTGCGCCCGTTTTGCCGCTTTCATGACATCACGCGAAATGGGCAGGAGCATTGACAGAGCCATCTATGATGCAAAGGAGATAAGTGTAAACTTCAACAAGAAAGGCAGCGGAGCAAAATTCTATGACAGTACAGGGCAGACAAAGGCTGGTAATGCCAGTGCATTGGTATCGGGACTTGGTCGTAGCGGCTATGTGTTTTGGAATGCAGCCATTCAAGGTACGGCAAACTTTGGACGACAGATGAAACGCCATCCTGCCAAAGCTTTTACAGGTATTGCGGCGATGTTCCTTCTTGGTGCCATTGTTGCCTACTTGGGTGGCGATGATGATGACGATGATGACAAGAACGCATACTATAATCTTCCCGAATATGTAAGGCGCAGCAATATTCTTTTCAGGGCAGGAAACAGTTGGGTATCAATTCCTCTTCCGGTAGAATACAGGGCTGTTTACGGCATGGGCGAACTGATGATTTCCGTTCTTAACGGAAAGGAACATCTTACAGGCGAAGAAATTGCCGAAGCCATAACAGGACAGGCTACACAGATATTACCTATTGATTTCTTGGAGGGCGGCGGAGGATTGAATGCCTTTGTACCGAGTGCCTACAAACCCTTGTGGGAAGCCTACGTTGCAGAAAAGAGTTGGACGGGTATGCCACTTTATAAAGACACACCTTACAACAAAGATATGCCCGAATGGACAAAGGCGTATAAGAGCGCCAATAAATACATTGTCGGATTGGCCAATGCCATGAATGAAGCTACGGGTGGAGACCCATATACAAAAGGAACGATTGACTTTAATCCGGCAAAAATTGAATATATGCTGAACGGTTATTTCGGTGGCGTGTTCGGAACAATCGACAAATTGAGCAAGACCGCAGAAACCATTACAGACAACCGAGATTACGACCCTCGCAGCTTCTTGTTGGTAAACAGACTGGTCAAAGCCGGGGACGAACGCACCGAGTACAGGGCTGTGAACAATGAGTATTTCCGATTGAAAGAGGAGCATGACCGATTGAAATCCAGATTAAAACGCTATGAGGAAGATACCGACAACGACATATTTGACTATGCGGAAAAGATTGATTTCCTTTACAATTCACCCGAATACGAGCGGTATGAAATTTTTGAGGATTATCGTAGGGATATTGACGACCTCTATAATGAACTGAATGACACAGTTGATGATGAGGAACGTAAGAATATTGAGGCTGAATTGAATGAACTCAAAAAGGAAATGATAGAAGAAATGAACAAAACCCGTAAATAGTTAAACATAGGATGATTGCCCGGAGCAGTATATTTGTTCCGAGCAATCATTAAAATGATAAAAATATGCATGTAAATAAAAGCGAAAGAAAATTGCTGCCAATGAGCCGTATAGCTCCGGGAAGAAATGATGCCGCCGAGATAGATACTGTTGTTTCTGCAAAACGTTATGGTGACCGCAGGGCATTTGACATTCTTATGGAAGCACAATACTATTGGAGCCAGATGGACGACTTTCGGAAAGATCGGGAGCGAAACAAACGCTATACCTATGGTTTCCAATGGGACGATATGATTTGTGTGGACGGAAAATCCATGAGCGAGGAAGAATACATTAAAAGTCAAGGCAACGTGCCTTTGAAAAACAACCTTATCCGTAGGCTTGTGCGAAGCGTGCTTGGCGTGTATCGAAGCCAAAGTAAAGAACCGACCTGTACCGCACGTGATCGGGATGAACAGAAACTTGGTGAAACGATGAGTACGATACTTCAATGCAACATGCAGCTTAACCGAATGAACGATGTATACGCCCGAACTATGGAAGAGTTCCTGATAAGCGGTTTTATCGTTCACCGTAAATCGTACGGTTGGCGTAATGGAAAAGAGGATTGTTGGACGGACTATGTACAACCCAATAATTTCTTTATCGACAACAACATGAGAGATTTCAGAGGTTGGGATGTTTCCGTGCTTGGAGAAGTTCACGACATTTCTTTCGGACAGTTGTGTGAACAGTTCGCATCAAGTCCGCAGGAATACAGACAATTGCGCGACATTTACAAGTGGGCGGCAAGGAAAGATTACATAGCCACATACGCGGAGCGTTTCGGGTATAGCCGCTTGGAGAACTACGATTTTCTATTCACAAGCGAGCCGGGACGATGCCGTGTGATAGAGATATGGCGCAAGGAGCAAAAACCGAGATACCGTTGCCATGACTACCAAAACGGCGATATTTTCAAAATAGACGAAGAAGATTACGCACAAGTGGTGCTTACTGAAAATGAAGAACGTATGCGTATGGCCAAGGAAGCCGGTATGCCGGAAGATGAGGTTCCGTTGATAAAAGCTACTTGGTTTGTGGACGATTATTGGTATTTCTATTACCTTTCTCCTTTTGGCGACATATTGAGGGAGGGGGAAACGCCTTACGAGCATGGAAGCCATCCATATGTTTTCAAGGCATATCCGTTCATTGATGGTGAAATCCATTCATTCGTTGCTGATGTAATCGACCAACAGCGATATACCAACCGATTGATAACCCTCTATGACTGGATAATGCGGGCGAGTGCCAAAGGCGTGCTGATGATGCCCGAAGATTGCTTGCCTGATGGTGTGAGCATTGACGATATTGCAGAGAGCTGGACGGAATTTAACGGTGTCATCGTATACAAGCCGAGCAAAAGCGGAAAAGTGCCGGAACAGGTGGCCAATAACTCCACAAATATAGGCATTGCGGAACTGCTTAATATGCAACTCAAATTTTTTGAAGATATATCGGGAGTTACGGGCGCATTACAAGGAAAGCCCGGGTATTCCGGTGAAAGTGCATCGCACTATAACCAACAGACAGAAAACGCCACGAAGTCATTGCTCGACCTGCTTGAATGCTTCAGTTGTTTTGTAGTGGACGGAGCATATAAGGATGTGAAGAATATGCAGCAGTTTTATGATAGCAAACGTGTATTCAATATTGCAGGTAAGAGTGGTGCACAAATCGAATATGACCCGAAGAAAATACGTGATGTAGAATTTGATTTAAGCATTACCGAAAGCACTTCAACACCGGCATACAGGCATCTTGCTAACGATATGCTTATGCAGTTGTACCAGTCTCAGGCAATCAGTGTAGAGCAGCTGCTTGAGCATGGGGATTTTCCGTTTGCAGATGAATTGTTGCAGAGCATCAAATCACAGAAGGAACAATTGGAGCAGGGTAAAGTGCCCGATGGTCTTTCTCCCGAACTGATGGCGCAAGCGCAACAAGGTGCGAACATGCAGGCCGTGAACAAACTGAATAATGCAATAAGGCAATGATTTAATTTAAAACATTATGGAACAGAAAACTATTTGTATAGACTTTGACGGTGTCATACATGACTACAGCAAGGGTTGGCAAGGCGAGGATGTGTTCGGACAGATGATACCGAACGCAGATACAGGTACAGCCACCCTAAAGAAAAACGGATGGACTATCATCATCTTCACGACACGCAAGAAAACTGAAAAATTAGAAAAGTGGTTGGAAGAAAACAATATTTCATACGACCATATAAACGAGAACCCGAATCAACCGGAACATGCAAGCGGAAAAATCATTGCCGATGTGTACCTTGATGACCGGGGTATCTGTTTCAGAGGAAGGTGGGATTCATGGCTTATGAGAGATATTATAGAATTTGAGCCTTGGCAGGAACAACAAAAGAGAGAAATAGAGCAACTTGCGACATATGGCCAAACCGAAGATGACATTTGGTCAAGAGGCAACGAGAAAAGAATCAAACAAGCCCATGTTTAGCAGATAAAGTATGAGGGTGTGCCAAATATCTTCTCCAATTGGTACACCCTCATGTCTATTATTCTTTGGACAGCTGAAAATTTTCTATCCAGACATCTTCCTCCCCATTGTCGAAATCCACGACACAGGCTTCGTTCGGAATATCCAATTTCTTGACCGTACCAATGACACCGTTATCATTGCACATCACCCGGTCTCCGATGTTAAACTTGTTGATATTGTCAAGTGCGAGCGGGTCATTGGTAAGTGTGGCAATGCCATCAATATTTCCGTACTTTCCCATTCTCTTTGGTATTTGAAAATGAATCAAGCCATGAGAAATACTGTTTTCGTTTCAATGCAATAATAGCAGAAGGAAGCATAGCTGAACCGTTTCCATAAGTTGTGCAGTAGAAGCATTCGCGTTCAAGGTCGCCCACAAACGTATTATGATTGATGTAGCCTTTCTGTTTCAACTTACGGAAATTCTTTCTATCCATAATGATAAGTTGACCTTTTTTCCCACCGGCAGGCATAACGTAGTAACGTTCTCCAGTTTCTTTGTGTTTTTCGTCTGCCTGTCTGACTGCTTCACGTAAACGAAGCGAAGCTCTGATTTTTCTGAAAATGTTCATTGTTCCTTGTTTTTATAGTTAAACTTATATTGTAGCTGCTGAAACAGCTTTTTTCTTTTTGACAACAAATCGTCCGATACGAGGCACAATCTTTGGAATTTCCATTTCAAAGAAACATATATGCAAGCCTATGGCTCTTGTCATTAACAAGTCATCATGTTTACCGGTAATCGCTCCGAAAGCTCCGTTCGGTTTTTTCTCGTAACACAAATATTCGTCCAGACAACGTTCGTCACGTTCTGTGTATAAATTCTCACGAATAACCTTGACTAAGGTTGATATAATCATCGGTTTGGTTGAGACATTGGTATGGAAGCCGTATTTGGTAGGCAATCCCTCGCGTACGGCTTCTTCGGACTGACCACGTGCATAGAGATTAGGGTAAATCTCTTTGATTTGATTAAGGATGAACTGTGACTGGTCGCCATCTACCTGCCGCTCCTTGTCATGCGTTTCCAAGGTGTTGCTTTCTATCACCAAGAGTGAATTGTCATAAAAAGCCGCTATTTGTGCCGCTTTCCACGCAAGCTGGTCGATGTCGCAATGTCCGTACCATTGTGCCACTACGACAGGCTTGCCACCATCAATCATAAACAGACGGTCAAGCACAAGAACAACAGAGAAGTCTGCTTTATTGGAACGTCCACCCACATCGACAATCGTGAGGTAACGATTTGTAACAACTTCCTTTTCATCTGTTTCCGGCAACTCCCAAATATGCAACAATCCCTGTTTGTCTTTCACAAAACGCAAGTTCTGCAAAGCGTTCTTGCCCTCATCCGCATCGGCACAGACTTCACCGACATATTTAGGCTTCTTGCAGGTCTTACGCATTGCATCGACCTTGTATTTGTCGAACACACGTGCTCCCGAATGTACGAAGGCTTCCACATCATCAGACGGAAATTCGGCAGCCATCTGCCCATGGTCATTGTACTTCCTGCGTTCGGCTATGTACCAATGGATAGCTTCGAGCGTAGCACCTTTTTCCCACAGCGACCAAAGATACTTACCGCATTCCTCACGTTCGGAATCTGTATTTTCATTGTCCCGATTCTGATAAAGCCATTCTGCAAAATCCCATTTTTCTTTGTCCGAATCAAAAGCGAGTGTATATTGCTCGATGTCGAACCATGAAACGAACATTGCCTCGAACTGGGATTTCCCTTCTTTTGCGGCAGTATATTCGCGATGAAAGAAGTTCCCGGTGCCATTTGCTGTGCTTTCATAAACAATCATGGTGTAGGGCTTGAGGAGAATACCCGAACAGGCGGAGCGCACAATGTCTTCCGGTTTCTTTCCCTCCGTAGCCTTCCATATTCCCACTTCGGAGAGATGTACAAGATTGTAATCACCGCCACGACACGAATCCGGGCGTTCAGCCGTACCAATCTTGATTTTGCAGTTACGCTGCGGAATACGCGATATACTTCCCGATTTTCCCACTCCTACAATCTTCGGCTCGTTCTCATTGTAGGCTTCATCAATTTTATAGAGCATTTCGACAGGATAACTTTTAATCATCCGGTCGAACATATCCTTGATTTCATCGGAGCCTGCGCCCTGATGTGCAATGATAAGTGAGTTTAAGCCGGTTTTGTGAAGCAACTGCAACCATGCCATATAAAGCTGTGAAGAGGTGGAACCACCCCATTGCCGTGCTTTAAGCAGGATGATGCGTATCGGTTTCCCTGCAATACGCAATTTCTCAAGCCGATCCACAAAACGCCGTTGAGGTCTTGTCAGACGAAACAGGACATCCTCACCACCGCCTTTGGCCTTGATATAGACAAATGTTGCCGCCCAAAACGGAAAATCCTCGCGGCTGCGTATTCGTACAAACTGCTCTATGACCTTCAAGCGATCATCCTGATTGTCTTCCACGCCCATGTAGTCCGTGAGGAATTTGGAAATAGAACCGGCTTCGATGAGTTGGCGTACAAGCGGTACTTTCATGATACGTTCCGGTAACCACTGGGTATGTATAGGAAAGTCACTGATGGTACACTTTACACGTTTACCGACAGAACCTTCTCCGGTAATTGGATTGAACTTTGCATATACAATCGCATTGCGGCGTTCATTCTCTGTCAATATGTCCTTGATGGTCTTATCTTTCATGGTGCATGATTTTAACAGGCTTGTTTAGCAGAGCCATGATGAGTCCCAATACATAACACCAAAGATGCAATACGGCATTTATGCCCGGAAACAGGAAGCCTGCCACAAGGTAAAACAGCATCCATAACTGATAATACCGTTTACGTAATACCTCAAACGATATTGAACCAAACAGGGCGAAAACCAATCCGGACAATCCTACCGTTGGCGAATCCATTGGCGTGAAATATCCAAGGGTATCAACTGGAACTGTAACGGCAATCATATAGGCTGACAGCAATCTTCCTATCCCAATATCGTAAATGAAAATAATCGATAATAAACACCATGAATTGAGCAAGGCATGAAACATATTCGTATGGAAAAACGGATACAGCAAGCGTCCTGGCATATTACTTCCAGCGTAAATGCCGACAGTTTGCCAATCCCATTCTCCTGAAAATGACAAACACACAATCATGGCAGAAATCAGGAGAGCCGTAATCTTCTCAACTTTTCTTGCATCCATCGTTTTTTAGCCTTGCATATCATCATTTTGGCACTACCCGGCGTGAGGTAGAATTTCGGTGCGGGTTGAGCAATCACTTTAGCACACAGCTCAGAAATGGTAAGTTCCGGGTATTCTGATTTGAGAGCGACAACCCTTGTATGAATTTCCTCATACATTTCTTTCTTCAACGGCCACATACCGCTTAAATCGTTCTCACCCCTCATCATGGCGGAAACGACCAATGCTGCACGAATATCGCTGACCCAAAACCTCCGGGACGGCATGTTTACAATTACTTTATACACTTCAGGCATACGGATATAATCACACGATGAAATGTATTCATCGTATGCTCTCATCAAGTCGTTCATACGCTCCATAGAGTATTCCATAACTGCTCCTTTATGCTTCATTTTTCTTCCCGTTATAGTACCAAAGTTACCAATAGGAGCGTAAAAAGATAAACATGACATCCTGCTTTCCCTGCCTATTTTTGTCTTGTAGAATCTGACTATAAATTAAATTTTTGAATTATGCCTAATAATACGGAAGTTAAGAGCAATCGCGAGCGATACACAGAGCGATTGAAAGCAAAGTATCCGGACAGAGAATTTGCCGATGATGAAGCGTTATTCGGTCAAATCAATGACGATTACGATGGTTACGACAAGGAATTGTCCGGTTACAAGGAACGTGAAAAAGCGCTGTCCGACCTGTTTGCAAGCAACCCGCAAAGTGCCGCTTTCCTTACTGACTGGAGAAAAGGCGAAGACCCTATCATCGGTATGGTACGCAAATTCGGGGATGATTTCAAGGCCGCACTTGAAGACCCCGAAAAGCAGGAGGCACTTGCAGCCGCCAACAAGGAATTTGCGGAACGAATCGCCCAAGAGAAAGAGTACGAGGGAGAGTATCAGAAGAACCTCGACGAAACCCTGACCACCCTTGAAACCATGCAACAGGAAGAAGGACTGCCGGATGAGGACATCGACAGCGCAATGGATTTCCTTGTAGGCATTGTACGTGACGGAATCATGGGTAAGTTTACACGTGAAAGTATAGAAATGGCCATAAAAGCAATCAGGCACGACAGCGATGTGGAAGCTGCCGGACACGAGGGTGAAGTAAAGGGGCGCAACAGCAAGATTGAAGAAAAACTACGCAAAGCAGGCAAAAATGACGGTACAGCCGACCTTGCCGGTAAAAACGGTGGCGGCAGTGGCGGTTCACGACAGATGCCTGACCTCGGTGCAATCGGGCGTTATGATGGTACACAGAACATTTGGGAGCGTGGCGGTGAAAAACGCAAGGCGATAAACAGATAAATATAAACCAATTACATTTTTAACTTTTAAAATTTCGAGCAATGAAGAAAACAATGAGTTTCTTTTGTCGCATTACGCTGATGATATTGGCGTTTGTGACGGGTGCATCAAGCGGTGTCATGATGGCAGAAGCATCGAACCTGCCTGATGCGGGTAAAACAACAGCCGGTGCGGACGGTACGGGTGGAACAGACGGTATTTCCACTGAAACAGGAGGGCGTGAAACCGGTGACCCAAATTTCTATTTGAGTGATGTGGACAAACGCATCGTGAAAATCCGTCCGATGGCTACTCCAATTGACCAAATCAGCCGTTATGCAAAATCAAGCTCCACCAATTCATTTGAAGTGAAGTATTACAGCGTGGGTACACGTGAAATCAAATGCAGTACCAACAAAAAGCTGGAAGCTATGCTCAGCGGTGCGAGCGTGTCGTTGCCGGTAGATGATTTGAATATGTTCACGTTGGATGATACCATTAGGGTAGTCGGTGTCAGTGCCATCACCAAACCGGACGGAACGAAATATACGGAAGATGACAGCAACGTTCCGGACCTCGTGCTTTGTGTGTGCGGAAAGGACAGCTCAACAAATCTTCCTACAGTGTATGCCGTAAATGGCAAAATGGATGATTCAAGCAAACAGCCGATTCTTGTTCCGGAAATTCCACAAGGAACAACGCTTGTACGCATGGGAAAAGCATGTGGGGAATTGGATGTTCAGACAGGACGATTCAATAATATCCCTATGCCTGAAACCCAGTATTGTCAGAACTTCATGATTCAGGTAGAGCAATCAACTTTTGACAAGATTGCCGCCAAAGAAGTAAACTGGAATTTCTCAGACATTGAAGAAGACGGTGTATATGATATGCGCCTCGCAATGGAAAATACTTATCTGTTCGGTGTGAAGCAGGTTATCAAGCACATTGCAAAGGACGGCATGAACACTTGGTTTACAGGTGGTATCTGGTGGATGGCCGGAAAGGACATCGAGGTGGGCGAATGGGATACTGACAAGAAATGCGCCATAATTACCGATGAAAACCTTGTGGATATTACCAAAGACCTTTTTGTTGGTACCGGCATCGGTAACAAGCGTAAGATTTTATTTTGTGGAAGTGATATGCTCTCTGCATTCTCCAAGATAAAGAGTGAAAAATTCCGCTTGAAAGATACCGTGGAGGTATGGAACTTGAAATTTAAATCTTGGGATACTGATTTCGGAGAAGTATTGACCATACATCATGAACTGTTCGATGTAAACGGAATGAGTGATTGCGGCTTTGCAATGGATCCGGAATATCTTTCCAAAAAAACACATGTGTCTTGGGCACGTAACGTACTCGACTTGCAAAAGGCCGGTATCCGCCGTACCGATGCGGTAGTTATCCAAGAGGTGAGCTGCCTGTATCTGCGCTATGCAAAGGCACATGCACGTATGAGACTGGCTAAAGCACCCGCCCAAGATTTAAATGCGGCATAATAAAGAGTTCATAAAGAATTATTAATTACCGGGGATGGGATAAGGTGTCCCGTCCCCTTTTTACTTTTAAGAATATGATTACGAAAACCTACAAGGCGAATACCAATATCAGTATTAATGTGGTACTTCCGAGCAAGAAGAACCTGCATATCGCATTCGTTCCATTGTCAAACGGAAGCAGTGTATTCACTACCGACAACGAGGACATACAAAAGTCTGTAGAGAACCATTACAAGTTTGGCAAACTGTTCAAACTTCATTCTGTACACGGGCAATCCGAGACAGTAGAAACAGCCGGAAAAGCGTCTAAAAACAGTTCATCTGAAAAACTTCATGCCGAAAGTACGCACAATGGTGAAGACACGCCTGACAACGAAACCGGCAGACAGGACGAAATGCCGCAAGAAGACGCAGGGGATAACAATACGACATCTCGCAAAGTCAAAGTAAGCGACATTGCAAGTGCAAAAGATTACCTTGCAGACACTTTCGGTATCAGCCGCACTTCCATGCGCTCGACCAAGGCAATCATGGAGCAGGCAGCAGCAAACGGAATTGAGTTTGAAGGTCTGGAATAAAGATAAGAACTTATGGCTGTATATCAGAAAAACAAAATACAGGAGGATGTACGCACCGCCCTGGACCAAAACATGAACAGCGATACGTTGAAGATTATAGGCGATGTGGACACTCTTGCACTTGACGACATCATTGCATCAAAGATTTTGGAAGCAGTAAAGCGTGTGCACAGCTCTGCACCGTCCTATTTGCTTGACGGCGGACACAACTTCGGTGATGCCATATATTGGAAAGAGCATGAAAGCGGATGGATATTACTGCCGGAAGATTTCATGCGTTTTGTCGTTTTCCAAATGAACGATTGGGAGCGTGCGGTATTTAATCCCATAAACACCGATGACCCTGAATATGAAAAACAGTCTTCCCGATTTAAAGGCATAAGAGGAACGTGTCAACGGCCTGTATGCGCCATATCCATACGACCGGAAGGAAGAGTGATGGAATTTTATTCATGCAAAACGACAGAAGCGAAAGTGAGCCGTGCTGTATATCTGCCTTACCCGAAAATAGACAAATATGGCGCGGTAGAAATCTGTGAGAAATGTTATGATGCTGTGATATATACCATAGCTGCATTAGTATTAACGACATTCGGCGATACGGAAAAAAGTGCCGCATTGAACGAATTGGCTAAATCTGTATTAATATGAGTTACGAATCAAAACATATAGACGGTGATGTCTCCGTTGGTCGCAATACAGCGATAGGTGGTGACGCGACCGTTCAGGGAAAGACCCACTTGAAAGGAAACGTAATGGTGGACGGCTGGCTTGAGGCAAAAAATATCAAGGGGGTGAGCAAAGGACTGTTCACAACCATCGAAAAACTGAAAGCGGCTTATCCTTTACCACATGACGGATGGTGGGCACTTGTGGGTGTTTCCTTACCGGCTCCCATATATGTGGGCGATGGCGGAGAATGGGTTCCGACCGGACAGAGTGGAGGAAACCCGACCATAGACAGCGGTCAGTATAACGAAGCCGTAGAAAAACTGCAAGAGGATATAACCAAACTGCAGGACGACATTACGGATATAGAGGCCCGCAACAAAGCGCAAGACACCAACCTCACCACGCTTGGTGATAGCGTCAACTCGTTGCAAGACCAAGTAAACACAACCAAGGATACCGCAAACAAGGCAAACAACAAGGCGAATGAAGTTGGAAGCCAACTGAACTCTTTCAAAGATTCAAAAGGTGAAAACGGAGGAATCGCCCCTCTTGACGAACAAGGGAAAGTACCGAGCCGACACTTGCCCGGATACATTGATGACGTGGTAGATTTTTATGGCATTTCCGTAGGCATTACTGTAAAAAATGAATCCATAGACAAAAATTCCAACGATGAGGGCTGTAAAGTTGTATATGATAAGGAACATGGTTGCTTTGTGCTTGCATACGTTCCGACAATCGGAGAATCCGAGGCTGCTACTTATTATAACAACTGGTTGAATGCAGATGTTTTCGGTACGGCAAGTACAAACGGGCGAATACCCTCTTCCGGCAAAGTCTTTCTATGTGAAGAAGATGGAAAAAGTTATCGTTGGAGCGGTAAGCAACTGACTTCAATTGGCTCCGACCTTGCTCTCGGACATACAAGCTCTACTGCATTCCCCGGTGATGAAGGTGCGAAGTTACAGGAAGATATGAAGCAGGTCGAAGAAAACAAGAAGGCAATACTTTCACTCAATAAACAAGTCGTATCGCGTAGCGTTGTGAATGTCAACCATCTGTTTGACCTTTCAGATAGGGAGATAACATTTTCCGTAGCACTTGACAGGTGTGCGACTTCTGAATATGCTTCTGCTTTGCAGATTCCGGGTGTTGTCTTGATATTCCTTACAGAAGCCGGATGGGTTTCAAAACAATGGACAAATACCTCTGATTGGAGTAAAGAAAGCAACTGGACGGATTTCGGGACTTCCGGTGGTGGAAACGTAGGCAACACCATCAACGTGAACGACCTTTGCGGAGATGGAGAATATACTTTGGGAACAGCCATAAAAGCTGTTGTTGACCTTGAGAAAGAAAGCGGGTTCTCTTATTTGAAAAGCGGTATCGTCCTTACATTCAAGACTGCGGAAAGTGATAAAAATGGCGCACCTGTATGGCTTGCTTATCAGTTCACACGCGATAAGAGTGACATCAGCCCTGATGATCTGAAACCGTGGGTAGCATTCGGCAGTGGCGGAAGCAAGGTGGAAACATCCGACAAACCGGTAGAGGGAGGAAAAGATGCCCTTTCCACAGGCGGGGCATACATAATGCAGGAGAAAGCTATCGGCGGATTTGATGAAGAAAGTGATGAAGACTACATTTACTACAAAGCCACCAACCTGAATGGCGGACAGATAGAGGATATTGTGCTTAAAATACCCAAAAATGGAGGTGGTGGCGGCTCCAGTGAGGATAGTACATTGTCTATCTACTTCGAGGAAGCCGCTCCTATTATGGCATTCGGCTCAGAGATAAAAATCAATGTGGCTTTGCGTAGTGTCAGCTATCCTGACGGTGACGAGGTGATTGGTGTCATTCGTAACATCACTATTATTGATGCAAGCACCGGACTGATATTATCCAGTGAGGATATGAACACTGTAGGCTCTGCAAGTGCGACTGATTACAAGTTTGAACTTGACTTCACAAGTTATTTCAGCAGTGCCGCCAGCAAAAGCTTCTTTGTGCAAGCTACAGATTCGGATGGAAATACCAAGAAAAAAGCCATTACCATTATGGCTGTGGACATTACCGTAGAACAACCCATGGCTTTGAATTACACAAGTGATACTATCCTTGTTGCAGGTGGTCCGGCAAAAAATATCGGACAATTCTATAAATTCCCTAATAACACTTCATCCATTCTTGCAGTAGTGGAGATGTTCTATAATGGAGAATGGAAGAAACTTGGTGAAGCAACGGTAAGCGACAGTTATACCAAAGGTATCTCTGTCAATCCAACAAATGTATTCGGTGGCGGAGAAAGACTTTCGCATGGCGCATATCCTGTACGAATATACGGTACGGAGAAGAAATCCGGAGTAAAGGGAAACACCATCTATTCCGCTATCATGTGTGTGGACGAAAACAGTAATACTCCCATCGTCGCCATCAGGTTCAATGACAAGAACAACGGCACGTTACGTTTATATGACAACCTTACCGTAGAGGTGGCTGCGTATACTCCCGGCAAAACTGAAACGCATGTAGATGTTTTCTACAGCGAGGAGAAAGTTACAGCTGTGGAAGCTATGATTGCCGAAACGGTTACAGTGAACAAGCAGATAAGCGGATATAGTACGGACGGAAGCCAAAGTATTACCGTACATGCCGAAAGTGGCGGTGTATCCACCAATGAAATCAAGGTTACGATAAAAGGGAGTGCCATTGATATAGCGATCAAGGACGGTGCTTTGTTCGGATATGATTTTTCTACACGTAGCAACAGTGAGAGCGATCATACTATCACACATAACGGAGTGACAATGGATGTACGAGGTGCAAACTGGTCAAGCAACGGATTTGTAGACTTTCTTAAGGAGCGTTCTTTGCGTATTGCAGAAAATGTAACAGCTGAAATATTGGATTACCATCCTTTTGGAAACGCATCAGTGGAAACTACGAGCGGATGTGCCATCCAATTTGCCTTTGCCACCAAAAATATCAAGGAAGCTGATTCAAAGCTGATAGAATGCTATGACCCTGATAGCGGAGCCGGTTTCTATGTCTGTGGAAATAAAGCTGCGATATACTGCAAGACCGGACAACCGGCTTTGGTGGAACGCTCATTCCGACAAGGTGAAAAAATTACCATGGCCGTAGTTGTAGAACCATCTACCATTTATGTATCACGTGGGGGAAGCAATTATTCCTGTATCAAACTGTATTTGAATGGTGAAGAGGTCGGCTGTATAGGATATATCAGTAATAGCGGTGCTATCCTTAATTCAAAAACCATAACATTTGACGGAACGGAAGGAGACTTGTATTTGTATTATGTACTTGCCTACAACAGTCATTATGAATGGGCGCAAGCTTTTAGAAACTATTTGTGCAAGTTGACTGATACTTCAGCAATGATACAGGAGTATGAAGCGGAGAATGTGCTTGATACACAGAATCGTCCGACAATAGAAGCCCTTTCCGCAAAAGGCATACCTTATTATGTGGTCGTGTCAGACCAGCAAACCTTTGACACGTTTGACGGTGATATTGATACAAGCAAGAAGTTCAAATGTACGTTATTCTATTATCATCCGACTATGCCGTGGAGAAGTTTTAAGGCTATCAATGTGCAATGGCGCAGGCAGGGAACCACTTCGGCAAAACGGCCTATCAAGAACGACCGTTTCTATCTTCAAAAGAATGATGGTTGGGAGGTAACTCCTATTTATCCGGATTATGACAGTGAAGATGCTCAAATATCATATAAACTGATGAAAATAGGTTATGTCCGTGTAGGCGAAGATTCTATTCCGGTAAAAATAATAACGGTGAAAGTGGATTATTCCGACAGCTCCAATGCCAACGACTGCGGTGTGTGCGGTTTGATGAATGCCACATTTCGTGCACTCGGAAGTAATTACCTGACTCCTGCCCAGCGTTCATTCGATGGAACTTGGGCAAAGAGTGACATATCATTAAAGGGATTGGAAATGAATCACTCGACAGCCAATCATCCCATTGCCGCATTCCGTGCTACACAGGAAAGCTTGACAGATGCATGGTTTCATGCAAAAGGAAACTGGAAAGAGGATAAGGGAGAGCAGGTTGCGCTTGGGTTTAAAGATACTCCCGGTTACAATAAAGGCTGCGTGAACTATGGAGATTTTGTGGAATATTTCGGACAAAATGGCGAAAGCCTCGACCAGATAGAAACACGTTTTAAGAATGATATTACCACCGATAAAGAAAAGCTTTATCTTCTTTCCCTATATTGCGGGCAGGACTACCGGTTTATGTCATACGAACGGGGAGAGTGGATGCGACAAGCCGGAGAAATGAAGCAGGAAAACGGCAAGTGGAAGATTACAGGCAAGGTCCTTAATCCGGTAAGCGGTTACGAATTGCTCACATATGATGGAATGAACTGGTGGCAAGGGGTTGGCAGCGTTGAAGACATGATGGAACCTACTACCGCAGAGTCCTCGTGGGTAACGAAACTCAAACTCGGACAGGATACTTATCCGATGTGGACAAGGTACTTTGAATGCATGATAGACGATGACCAGCTACAGATAGACTTGGCTATGGGACGAAAAGTTCCTTATGACCTTTATCAAGTCCTGAAATTCTGTGATAGTTGCGATTATGCCAAGGAAGAACTCGCAGGGAAATGGCAGGAAATTTGGAAGACACAGATGTGGAAATACATCAATCCGTACTCATTGGTTTCCTATTATCTTTTCACCGATTATCTTGCCGCTGTCGACCAACAGGCGAAAAACATGCAACCGATGTTCTTCCTTGAAGACGGCTGCAGCGTCAAGGACGGTGTTTATAGCGGAGCAAACGGTATGGAAGCACGAAGAATGTATCTTAATAAAGTTTATGACTGTGATACCTGTAACGGTAAGGATAATGACGGCGGGCAAACCATTGACCCGGAAGTTGACCCCGGTGACCTGACAAACAGTGCATACGCCGGAAGAGGAAGCGTGCTTTGGAATGATATACGTGGTCAGCAGACTATGGATGTAGACCAAAATGCCAATACAATTACCTTGCCTGCAATAGCAGATACGATGCGTTCGCTTCCCGATACACTTGGAATCGGTGCCGGACCGTTTTCTCCCAAGGGGGCTGACTATTATTTTGTAAAACAGATAATGAAAAAATGGCCTAAAGTTGTTTCAAGTTATGACGGAGAACGGAAGTATATCAAATATACAGGATATAACGACCTCTATTTCTATGCATTGCAAGGGCTGGGACTGACATCTCTTCCCGCTTTTATAGAACAACGCTGGCGCATCCGTGACGGATACTACCGCTGTGGGGATTTCAAGGCGGAAAGCGGTTATATTGGTGGACGTATCGGTGCAAAAGAAGGTGCAGTCATCAGATTTAAAGCGGCCAAGAGTGGGTATTTCGGTATCGGTAACGATAGTGGAAACATTACACAGGGAATCTTTCTGAAGGCAGGGGAAAGCGGTACATTCACAGATTTCCAGCATGGGGAAAACATCATGCTGTACATATATCAGGCAGACCGTATGAGCATGATAGATTTAAGTGAAGTAAGTATTGACCCTCAATTCGGGAATACTCTTTCAAAAATGTCGTTGCTACAGGAACTGTATCTCGGTAGTGAAAATCATAAGGAATGGAAAATGTCGCCCGGAAACACCGGATTTCTTACCAATTTGGATTTAGGAGACATGCCGTTTCTCACTACATTGGATATTCGAAACACGGAAATTATAACCGTCAATTGCTCAAAGTGTCCACGAATGGAGACTGTGCATGCCGATAATACTTCTTTGTCTGCAATAACGTTTGCTGAAACTTCTCCGATAAGTACGCTTGCCCTGCCCGGTACTATCACTGAACTTGTATTGAACAATCTGCCTAATCTGACTTATCCCGGCGGGCTTTCTCTTGGTGGTGTCAGTAAGGTTACAAAAATATTCGTGAATGAATGTCCGTATATTGATACGATGACTCTGTTGGAACAGGTGGTCAATGCAAGTGAATTGAAAACCGTCCGTATTCCCAACGTAAATGCTACGGCGAGTGTTGAAATGCTTCGTTCCATAAAAAACGGTGGGGCTATAGGATTGGATGCGAATGGTAATGCGTACGATGAAAAAGGACAGTGTAGCGGAATAACCGGACGGTGGATATTGGTCGAACTGATAGAGCAGAACGAAATCGAAGAGCTTGTCCGGTATTTTCCCCAACTTGAACTTCATAATTCGCAGTTCTCTATTGTGAAAATCAGCGATACGGTAGACAATGATTCGTGTGAGAAGTATAGCAATCCCGAAAACAAGACGGGGGCGGATTATGGCAACACATATATTCCAAGCGGGCATACCCTTGCCATCAAGAAAGGATGCCATGCCTATAAATGCTCGTTCAACACGAAGAAAAACCAGATGGAAGGCGTGCAGTTAAGCGATACGGATTTCAACTATCTGAAAAACGGCAGCAGCTTTGACATAACGGACACCGCCGGAGAGGACTTTGATATATTCTGGCATGCTCCGCACCATTGGTACAAGGGAGTGAACGACTACAAGAATCAAGTAAAGTATTTTTTCCCTTCTATAACAGAGACCGAACCGCTCTCAACTGCATTGCATAGCAGAAAATCCCTGTTGTCGGAATTGCTATATATGGAAAATACCGGAGTGTATGCGATTGATGCCGTTGTCGGTGAAGTCATAGGCGAGGATGTCATAACCACCGCATCCAATACGAATAGCTACAAGATGGATGTGAGAGGAATGAAGCAGGTAAGATGGCCCGGTCTGAACCATGCCCGGCTTGGAGGCGTGTTCACTGATGAAAACAACCGTGTGCTCAGTACGTTCATCATGTCTGTAAGCCATACCTATTTTGACTTCAACATCGGTGATTATGTGTTCTGTGACATTCCTAACGGTGCAAAATGGTTTTATTTCACTTCTTTCCGTGACATTGGCGACATAGAGTGCCTTGTTGTAGACAGCAGCAGTATTGAAGCCATAGAACCCGAATGGACCGAACACACGGTTGGCGACAACGACAGTCTGGTCGGTGTATATCCTATTACCGTTGACGGTTTGAAGATGCCACGCAGCCTTTCCGGTGATATACGTTCCAAGAAAGGCAACGGAACGTCCGTTACATCTAACGAATGGAAATACGACAGTGAGGGTAATCCTATTGAGATGCCTATCGGCGGTTTGAATTACACGGCAAAGGATTTCCAAAACATCTGCCGCTTACGTGGAGTCGGCTATCAGTTGCAGGATTACGAACAGCATAAAGAGATTAGCAATCTATGGTGGGCTTTGAGCGGAACAACCAACGAACAGTCGGTTGTGGGCAATGGCGGACATGACAGCATTCTGAATAAACTGGATTCCATTGGCATGGCTGACAGCAATAATACCGGCAATACGCTCAACTCCATACTTGGATTGAAGCATTATGTGGGTTGTGATTCAGAATGGATGGACTATATCGCTTTTAATGTGCCGAGCTATGAAGCGTTCTACAAGGCAAAATGCACGGAGAACGACAGTTCATATCCAATAGATTATACAGCGCATATTTATGACCCCGTAAACAAAACCGAACGGACTGTTAAAACAGTTGACGCTTCCAATGGAAATTGTGTCGTGCGCATAGTACATGGTGCCAAGTGCGATGTATTGCCCAGCAGAGTACACAAGGGAGATACAAGTATGTATGTAACACATTATGCAGCAGGGTTTTGGATAAGTGGCAGCAGAGGCCGTTGTGTTTTGCGGTCCGGCAGCAACTCGGGTGCGTACAGCGGTCTCGCTTATGCGAACGCGAGCAACGCTTCTTCGTACTCGAGCGCGTACTACGGCTCGCGTCTGGCCTTTCGCGGAAAATTCGTTATAATTGAATAGAGCGGACCTCGTGATTTCGAAAAAGCGTTGGAGGGAGAGCCGTAGGCTGCTCCCTCTTTCTTTTTCTCGCGTAAGCGAGTCGATTTTTGAAACTAATTGTTATATGGTTGTATTTTTGTCTGTAAAACGTTCCATATATAGAACATTTTCACTATATTTGCATTGTGAATGATATAAGATATGGAATTGAAAACGAGATTCAAAGTAATAATGTCGAGTGAAGCCGATGCATTTCTTGACACTCTGCGCCAAGACGTTAAGGATAAAATTATCTATAATGTAGATAAGGTAGCCAATGGTTATATGGACAAAGATTTATTCAAGAAATTAGATGATACTGACATTTGGGAGTTTCGCACCCTGTATAAAGGTATTCAATATCGTCTGTTGGCTTTTTGGGACACCGACGCGGAAACGTTGGTCATTGCCACGCATGGATTTGTGAAGAAAACACAAAAGACCCCACGCAAAGAGATAAACAAGGCGGAAGCCGTCAGAATATTATATTTCAACTCAAAAAAATAAGTATATGGAAGCAATTAAATTTTATACCCTTGATGAAGTTAAGGATAAACATATAGGTGAGGTCGGTACACCGCACAGAGATAAGTATGAAGCTGAATTGCAATCATTTTTGATTGGGGAAGCCATAAAAAAAGCCCGTAAATCCCAAAACATGACCCAAGAGGAATTGGCACAAAAAATCGGTGTACAGCGTTCACAAGTATCCAAGATAGAAAGCGGACGTAATCTGACCCTTTCCACCATTGCGCGAGTGTTTAAGGCCATGGGTATGAAGGCGTCTTTGAGTATTTCCGGTTTAGGAAGCATAACTCTTTAAAAAAATAAAAGGCGGACAATCCCTCGCGCCGTTGTGTTTTGCGGTCCGGCAACAACTCGAATGCGAACAGCGGTCTCGCTTATGCGAACGCGAACAACGCTTCATCGAACTCGAACACGAACTACGGGGCGCGTCTGAAATTCTGTTGGTTAAATTAATCGGAGACCCTGCACAGGTACGAGATTACCACCGCCATTCTCCGAGGGATTCGAGCCTCGGCAACAGCATGATAATATATATTTATTAATGGAAAGCCGGAACATATCTTTAACCACATGTGGGGAGAGGTTGGACCACTCCCCACGAGACCGGAAGGCGGTCAGCGATATATACGATTTATTCCAACCGGCCGTAGCTGCAACTGCGGTCTGTTATCCGTTATATAATCTCATACCGGAGATTATATCCGATGAGAATTTGGAAAGGTCATTCAAGCGTGTCATGGCAAATCTGAGAAGTGCAGATACCCGAAGCGGAAATCGGCAAAGAGAGATAGCTGTAATAGATGGCATTGAATGTTCACCAAGAATGGCCCGTTATGTAAAAAACAAGCATAAGATACTTGATGCGCTGAAAGAACAGATAGGTAACGGCACATTCCGTATAAAGAACCTCAAGTCGTTTACTGTGGATGACGGACCGAAAGTAAGAATTGTGCAAGCCCCGTCAGTCATAGAGCGTATTGGAAGCAATGCGATTATGGAGCCGTTGGAAAAGCATCTTTCACCCCTATTGATAGAAACAACGGCTGCATCCATACAAGGACGCGGACCGCATGGTCTGTTCCATCAGGTGCAGGATACATTGGCAGAGAACCCCAATATACACTATTATTATCAAAGCGATTATAAAGGATATTATGACAGTATTGACCATGATATATTAATCTCCACAATCAGGCGATATGTCGGAGACCCTGTCTTATTGCCTATTCTTGAAAATTTTGTCAAAGCACTATATCCCAACGGGAAGCATGGCATAAGCAAAGGACTGCGTTCCTCACAATTCTTTGGAAACCTTTACCATAATGATATTGATCACCGGATGATTGATGAATATGGTGCAAAACATTACTTCCGTTTTTGTGATGACATCTTTATTCTCGGTGAGAGTAAACGTGATTTGTGGAAATTGCGGGACAAACTACACTATGAAGCAGCTCAAATAGGGCTGACAATAAAACCAAGCGAAAAAGTGGCTCCCATATCCTCCGGTATGGATGCCCTTGGCTTTGTCAACTACGGCGACTATACATTGCTACGAAAACGGACAAAAGTAAATGCAGCCCGAAAACTTTCCAAGATTAAATCACGGAAACGGAGACAGCAAATAATCGGTTCATTCAAGGGTATGGCCTGCCATGCAGATTGCAAACATTTATTTTATATACTTACCAAGAACAACATGAAGAAATTTTCCGAAATGGGTGTTACGTACACTCCAGCAGATGGAAAAAAACGCTTTCCCGGCAAGGTTATGCGTTTGAGCGACATCGTAAATATTCCAATTGAGATACATGATTTTGAAACAGGAATAGACACCAAAGAGGGGGAAGACCGTTCGTTCCGCAATCCCAGGACTCAAGAATGGGGAAAGTTCTTTACTGCATCGGTTGAGATGAAAGGTATTCTTGACCAAATCAGCGATATTGAGGACGGCTTTCCATTTGAAACAGTTCTCAAATGTGAAATGTTTGACGGAGGCAAACGAAAATACAATTTTACCTGACGGGAAAAAGATAACATACTAATCCGCTCGGTATCCGCTACTTTTGTCGTAAATCAAAATTCATGCAATGGAAAAGATTTACGGCACAAAGAAGCGGCAGGATTGTCTTGTACGTACAGGACGCTCCAAGTGGATACTGTTTTATGGCTTCGGGAAAGATGATGAGAATAGTGAGAATGGCTGGGAGTACCGGCATACATTCGACCATAAACCCACACTTTCCGAAGTCAAGGAACTTGTTGTGTCCGCTATAAACACGGCTACGGAGGAAAAGATTATAAACGGCTTTGTCTGGAACGGGAAAGCAGTATATCTTTCACCCGAAAACCAATTAAACTTTTCCGCTATAGAACGTAGTGAAAAGATTCCTTATCCGCTTATTCTAAAAATCAATGAACAGGAAGATGGTACGCCCATCTATCATACTTTCGAGAATGCAGATGATTTTATTGCGTTCTCCCAAGCAGCGTGCGCCTATGTGATAAAGACTGTTCAGGAAGGGTGGAAAGAAAAGGATGAAGTGGATTGGACGGTATTTAATTTAAAAAGTAATAACGATGAAAAAGTTGATTGAATGGCTCGGAATGAGTAACAGGTGGAAACACCTCATAGGAGGACTGATTATCGGCATTTTTGCATTTGGTTGGTTTACCGCAATGTATGCCGGAGTTTTGACAGCAGGTGCTTTGGAATATAAAGACAAGGTGCATGGCGGTAGATGGGATTGGATTGACTTTGGTCTTACAGTAGCCGGAGCAATGATAGGACAACTAATAGAAGGAACTTTAATATGGAACAACTAAGCACGATTATCCAAGTTGTCGGTTCGCTCATCACATTAGTTATATTGCCCTTGTTATTGCTTAGAAGCAAAAAGAAAAAGGCAGATGCCGATGCTGAAAAAACCGAAGCAGATAACATCACAGCTTATGCTGCTGAATGGAAAGAATTGTACGAGAAGAAGGAAAAGCGAGTTGTCGAACTGGACGCCAAAATTGACCACCTTTACGCCGAGATAACCAAGTATCGTGACGCTATCCGCGAGCTAAGCGAAAAGAACAGCGAGCTTGCCGTTCAGAATCAAGCACTGGAATTCCGGAAATGCAATAAACATGGTTGTGCAGACCGCGTCCCACCAAGTGAATATTAACCAAATAAATAAGTATGAAGATATTGATTGATAACGGGCATGGTGAAAACACTCCCGGAAAACGTAGTCCTGACGGTTCGTTGCGTGAATATGCTTATGCACGTGAAATTGCAGATAGAATAGCACATGAACTTTCCGCAAGAGGTTATGATGCCGAACGCATTGTTCGGGAAACAGTAGATGTTCCACTATCAGAACGTGCAAGGCGTGTAAACGAAGTTTGCGGACGATATGGAACGGCCAATGTAGTTCTTGTTTCTATCCACTGCAATGCTGCCGGAAACGGTGCAGAATGGATGAACGCAAGAGGATGGAGCGCTTATACATCGAAAGGCAAGACAAAGGCTGATAAACTGGCAACTTTCTTGTATGAAGAAGCTGAAAAAAACTTTATCAGTCAAAGAATACGCAAAGATAATTCTGACGACGATCCTGACTGGGAAGAAAACTTCTATATTTTGAGCAAGACAAAATGCCCGGCTGTACTTACGGAAAACTTTTTTCAGGATAACAAGGATGATGTCCTGTACCTTTGTTCCGAAGAAGGCAAACAAGCTATTGTCAAAACCCATGTAGAGGCAATAACCAGATATATTCAGAATTATGGTAAAATGGTTTAA